GCGGTATAATTATGTGGTCAGGTGCGGTATCTGCTATTCCGACAGGCTGGGCATTATGTAACGGTTCAAACGGCACTCCTAACTTAACAGGTAAATTTATTGTTCACGCTGATGCAGATAGTAGTGGAACTTACAACGTTGGGAATAGTGGCGGTGCAAATACAGTTACACTAGCAACTGGCGATATTCCTGCTCACAGCCACACTGGTACAGCGGCAAGCGGTGGGGCGCATACTCATACTGGCTCAACTTCTTCGGAAGGCGCACACACGCATACTTATGTAGATAAATATGTTGAACAAACATCTCTCATTCCAGGAATTGACATTGATTTTAACGCTACAACTTGGGACCCAAATGGGCAATTAACTGGCACTACAAGCTCCTCTGGAGCGCACACACATACAGTAAGTATTGCTAGTGGTGGCGCTCACTCGCACACGTTAACTGTTGATAGTGCAGGCGGTGGTGGCGCACACGAAAACAGACCACCTTACTATGCTTTGGCGTATATAATGAAATTGGCTTAATATGACTTTAGTACCTTTAGATATACCATCTGGATTTTACAGAATAGGCACAGACTATGAGCAATCTGGCAGATGGCGTGAAGGTAGCTTGGTCAGATGGTTAGATGGTTCGTTGCGTCCTATTGGTGGTTGGCAAGACAGAAAGCAAGATTTTGCCTTACAGCCAATTAGAGGTATGCATGCTTGGGAAGCTTTAAACACTAGCACTTGGTTGGCAGGCGGTTCACATAATGCCTTAGTTGCCATGACAGGTGGCGGTTTAGTTTATGACATTACTCCACAAAACTTAGCAACTGGACGCAAGGATGCGGCTGTATCGGCAGGATATGGTAAAGGTGCTTATGGTATTGGTTTCTGGGGTACGCCAAGACAACAACTTTCCAATGCTATTCCTGAGCCTGCTACATTCTGGAATTTAGATAACTTTGGCGAATTAATGGTGGGTTGCCATTATGATGATGGTAGGCTTTTAGAGTGGGGCTTAGGTATTTCTAGTGGTGCTGAGAAAATTACTAATAATAGCTTTACCGCAGGCACAGATTGGACGCTTGGCACTGGTTGGGCAATTAGTGGTGGAGATGCTAAATGGACAGGCACAACGGCGGCAAACCTTCAGCAAGCTATAACTGGCCTTACAAGCGGTGCTAAATATCATTTTACAATAAATGTAACTGACCCTGATGCTGATAGTGATGCGTCAACAATACCGTCATTAAAAGTTAAAGTTTTAGGCACAACAACTACTACAGTCTTGCTTGATGAAACTTTACCTATTGGAAATAGTTTTTATAGGTTTGATACGGACGATACTGGCATTACAATACAAATTTATCCTGCAAGCAATGCAGAGCAAAATGTAAATGTAGCTGAAACATCTTTAAAAATAGCAACGGTTGCTACGCCTATAACTAATGCGCCATTATCTAATCTTGGCTTAATTGTAACTGAAGAACGGTTTATTTTTGCATTAGGTTCTGGTGGAAATAGCCGTAAAATATCTTGGTGCGATAGAGAAGATAGAAATACTTGGACGCCTGCCGCTACCAATGAGGCAGGGGATATAGAGCTACAAACTTCTGGGCAAATTATGCAAGCAATAAGAACCAGAGGACAAACGCTCATTTTAACGGATACAGACGCCCATACAGCACGTTATCAAGGACCACCTTATGTTTATGGCTTTGAGAGAGTTGGTACATCATGCGGAACTGTTACGATGCGTGGAGCGGTAGATACTGATAGGGGCGTGTTCTTTATTGGTCAGGAAAACTTCTTCTTGTTTAATGGTAACACAGTACAAACTATTAAGTGCGATGTGCATGATTATATATTTGGCGACATTAACACTTCTCAGCAAACTAAAGTCTGGGCAATGGGCGTACCGCAATATGGTGAAGTTTGGTGGTTTTATCCTTCTAGCGACAGTATAGAAATAAATCGTTATGTTGCTTATGATTACAACGAAAATCACTGGATGATTGGTGAGCTATCAAGAACATCTGGCGAGGCTAGGGGCGTATTTAGATACCCATTCATGGCAGATTATGACGGTACACACGCAAATATTAAAGAGCATGAAGTTGGCTATAACGTAGATAGCGGGTCTATTTTTGCAGAAACTGGACCAATATCTATAGGAACTGGCGAAAACATTATGAAAGTTACTGGCGTTATACCTGACGAAGTAACACAAGGTGATGTTAATATGACATTTAAAACACGTTTTCACCCAAATGATGTTGAAACAACACATGGACCTTTTACGCCTGCTAATCCAACAGATGCTAGGTTTAGTGGTAGGCAAATACGCATGAAGGTGACAGGAGTTAAGCCTGCCGACTGGCGTGTTGGTATTATGAGGCTTGAAGCAACAGCGGGAGGAACTAGATAATGCCTGCACCTATTTTACCAGTTATAAGCCAAGACCTTTCTCAGTGGGGAAGGCAATTAACTAACTATTTGCAACGCAACTTAGGTAAATTATATTTCAAAACTTCTGGAGATAACCCATCTGAAAATGGTGTTATTCTATGGGATGAAACTAAAAAATATGCAGTTGTATCTAGCGATAATGATTTTAGGCAACTTGCAACAAAACAACCTACGCCAAGCTCAAATATTGGTAGCGCAGGCGATGTAACTGGAATGATAAGTTGGAATACAAATTATATTTATATTTGTGTTGCTGATTATGATGGTAGTAGTGCAATTTGGAAAAGAGTGGCTTTGGCGAGTTGGTAGGGGTGTAAAGTAATTTAAAATGTGCTATAGAAAAAATAAATTGGAGTAGAGTGATGGGTGTTATGGATTTTTTATTGGGAAAACCTAGTCAACAATATATGGACCCACGAACACAGGCATCGAGGGACTTTATACTTGACGAGTTAAATAGGTTGTATGGTCAAGGACCAATTAATGTTCCTAAATATTTTGCAGAAGTACCAGAAACGCAATACAGCGGAACCAATAGTTTGTTGTCTGCACTTGGGTTAGATACAGTATTACCCCCCCAAATGGATACTGTTGATATAGGCGGTATTAACGCTTATTCTAGCGAACCTTTGCAAGCGCAAATAGAAGCTGATTTTGCCCAAAACAACCCATCACTTTATAATGAATTAATGGACAGAGTTCGACCACAAGGAATGACTGCTTCGTTACAGCCAGTTGTAAATAGCGGTGGCGGTGATAGTTCGCCTATGGATAATGCACAACCACGTTATGCAACGGCTCAGGCTTTTGATAGATTTGGTGCTACTGATATGGTTGATAAATATGCGAACCCATCATATAGCCCTGATTTAGCAATAGCCAATAAAGCCTATAAAAATATTACATCAGATGATTTTAGTGGCGCTTCATTAGCTGACCAATATAAAATGATGGGTCAATCAATGAATGCGGCAGGAATAAGAAACGTAGGGGGTGGTTATGCTCAGCCTGCTTCATCTTTTGGGCAAGATTTAAAAAATATGGCTAACAAAATAGGAAGCGATATTAAAAATAAAACACTTATTGGTAGAATATTTGGAGGCGGCAGATGATAGGCGATAACATATTTCAACAGTCGCAAGATGCACAACAAACTGCGGCAGGCGTTTATAATCAAATGGCTACTAACCCACAGGGTCTTTCGCCAACGGCATATCAGCAATTTATGAACCCATTTACACAAGATGTAATTAATAGGGGTCAACAAGATTTAATGCGCCAAGAACAAATGGCGGTTAATAATTTAGACGCACAGGCAGATGCCGCTAATGCTTTTGGTGGTTCTAGGCATGGTATTGCTAGAGGGTTATTAGGTGGTGAATATGCACGTTTAGGCGGTGACCTTGCCGCTCAACAAAGACAATCGGGTTATAATCAATCGCAAAATTTAGCTATGCAAGATTTTAATAATCAACAAAATCAAATGCGTACTGGTGCTTCGGGCTTAACTGGTCTTAGTAATCAAATGTTTGGGCAAGGAAATATTGGTATACAACAACAGCAAAGAGCTTCACAGCTTGCACAACAACAACAACAAATGTTGTTAGATGCGGCACGAAACCAAACATTAGCTAATTTAGGTTATCCAAGAGAAAATTTGAATTATTATAGTAGTATTTTTGGCGGGTTGCCTAGTTTTAATCCAATGTCACAAGAAAGAATGGGTTTATTTGATGTTTTGACAGCGGCGGGTAGTTTACCGCCATTACCATTTGGGTAGGGTTTAAATGATAACATGGCAAGACGTACAAAAGGGCATTTTTAGTGGTGAAAGTAGAGGTGATTATAATGCTCTTTTTGGATATCAAAACAAGCCAGAAGGATTATTTAGTGACATAAAACTTACTGATATGACTTTAGACGAAGCTCTAGAGTTTTCCGACCCAGATGGAGCATACGGCACATATGTAGGTTTAAATAATAAAGGCAAAGTTTCGACGCCAATGGGCGCATACCAAATTGTAGGGGCAACATTACGAGATGCCAAAGAAGCACTAAAATTAAGCGGTGACACAAAATTTACGCAAGCAACGCAAGATAAAATAGCTAAATGGATTTTAAAAACACAAGGTACAGACGCATGGGTGGGATATCAGGGAACTAGAATAGCCCCACAAAAACAAAAAGGAACTGAAACTATGGCGCAACCCCCATTAAATGCTTTCAATCCAAATAACCCTATGATGATGGGGCAAATGCCTACACAGGGCGGTTTAATGGGTTATTTAAGAGACCCTAGAACAAGAAACGTTATGTCTGCTTTAAGTAGAACAGGAACTGGTGCTAAATTAAATCAAATTGCACAAGCAGATATAGCAACGCAACAAACAAGACAGGTTGCAAATAGAACGGCGGCATATTTAAGAACTCAAGAGGGTGGTGAGCCTTATGCACAAGCAATAGAGGCAGGGATGGACCCAAAAGCCGTTTACAATGAATTTATGGGGTCAAGTTTAAAATCTACAAGTGTCCAAAGCGCAAGAGAATTGCCTGATGGAAGCGGGTTTTCTTATATCAACCGTGATGGAAGCACTGCAATTAGATTAGTAGACAACACAATATTAGAAGGCGAACTTGCCAGACGTTATTTAGCGGCCTCAACAGCTAGAAAAGCTGATATTGATAGAAGAACGGCAGGCGCAAAATCATTAGGTTCAGAAGAAATAAAAGAAGCTAGACAAGAACAAAGCAACTTAGATACTGCGTCACTTAAAGCTAATACGGCTATTAACAGGGCGCAAGCTATTATAGATAATCCAAACTTATCGGGCGTAACTGGCAAGGTTCAAGGAAGTTTCGGAGCTTTAGACCAAAGCAAAACAGACCTTATCATTTTAATAGACCAATTTAAGGATACGTTAGGGGTACAAGCATTTGATAGTCTTAGGGGTGCGGGTGCTATTAGTGGACCAGAGTTAGATATGGCTAAAAGGGGACTAATTGATTTAAATAGACAACAATCCACACCACAATTTTTAAGGCAAATGGAAGAAATAAAACAGTATTTAACAGAAGGGTTAAATATTGCAGAGAAAAAAGCACAAAGATTAGGTGAATTATTATCAGGCAATACAGATAGCTATGCTGTTGTTCCACCAATAGATGTAAATGCTTTAAAGGCAGAAATAGCGGGAACAACAAACGTTGTTTCTGAAAATAATCCAATCGTAACTGAAGACGTAACGGAAACGGTGTTAGAATAATGGCTGAATTTGTAATAAAACACGCAGGGCGACCATACAGAATTAAAAATGTGGCAAACCTAAAACAAGCCAGAATAAAACTTGAAAACTTTTTGGCAAAGCAAAAAATTGAAAGCGGAGACATGACCCCTTTGGCTTTTGATAGCGGAAGGGCAAATCCTGTTTATGAAGAGCGTTTTGGTGACACTGTGGAATACGCTACAAGAAACCCAAGAAAAGCAATGTCTCAATATGGCGGTCGGATGGTTGCTTCTGATAGAAGCATTAAAGAAAGAGCAGGCGATGCGGGTATGACAGCCCTATCTGCTTTGGCAATGGTTCCAAATACACTTGCGGGTTTGCTTGGTGAACTTGGCGGTAATAAAACCCAAGAAAGAAAATTAGCCAGAGATATGGGTATGATGTTTGAAATGCCAGTTCTACCAACAGGTGTTTCTAGTGGTGTTGCTAGTCTAGGCAGACAAACAGCGTATGCCCCAACGATGAAAACGGTGACGGCGGGCAGGGTAAACCCAAGACAAGTCGGCGAAGTAACAAAGCGAATGGAAGCGGCTGAATCCGCAGAAAAGTTAGATTTATACCCAAATCTAGGCATGATGGGGAGGCCGCAAGCCTTGGCAGAAGCAGGCTTAGAGGCTAATCCGATTAGTGGCGGCATAATAACAAAATCTAAAGAAAAAATAGTAGATAGAGCGCAAGAAATAGCCACAGATATTGCAAACAAAAAAGGCACTATCAAAACAATGGAAGAAGCGGGTGGCGACATAAGGGCGGGGGCTGACCTGTTTCAAAGTAAATTTAGAAATGTACAAGAAAAACTTTATAAAAGAGTTGATGCGTTTATACCCCCAGAAACGCCTGTTGTAACAACAAATACAAACAAGCTTTTTGCGGAACTATCATCGATGGGGCAAGGCAAAAAAGCTCTTAGAGATTTTATAGGTTATAGTAATTTTGACGATATTTTAAGTGACCTTTCTAAAGGTGTTGATTACCAAACATTGAAAACATTGCGAACACGTTTTGGCGAAAACGTCAAAAATCCTGCGGGCGAAATTTCAAAAACTATTGGCGAAACTAATGTTGATAGAATTTACAAAGCCTTAACTCAAGACATGAAAGCGGCGGCTTCGGCTAAAGGCGACAATGCTCTGAAAGCATGGCAAAAAGCCAACGATTACACCAAGAAAAAAATGGACATAGTGGATAACACCCTTAAGGATATTTTTAAGGCTGAAGATAACCAAGCGGCATATAACGCAGTAACACGAACGTTAATTGAAGGTGGTGCGAAGCAAAGTACAGCGAAATTAGCACAAATTAAAAAGGCACTGCCAACAGAAGAATTTAATAATTTTACAGCTACCATGATTAATGAACTTGGCAATCCAACGGCAGGCGTTAGAGGAACAGGTACAAACTTTTCAATCAAAACTTTCTCAACTAATTTGGAAAAAATGCAACCCGCCGCTAAAAAAGTATTATTTGGTGATACTCTCGCAGAATTGGAAGAATTAAATAATATTTTGAAACGTGCTAATTTAGCGGGATTAGAAAAGAATTTTTCTGGAACTGGTAATGTAGTTTCAACTTTAGGTATCGGTGCGTTAGCCGTACAAGATTTAGCACTGGCGGGAGGTCTAGCGAGTGTATTGGCAGGGTCAAGTTGGTTGCTTACATACAAACCGATGCTTAAAGCAATAAACAGAGCGGCCAAAAAAGATTTAGGACCACTTCAAAGAATTGCGGCAGGCGAAGGCAAATTAGGTTCTGCGGAAGCTAAAGAAATTTTAAGAGTATTAGGTGCTTCAACTGGAAACCAAGAAGTAACGGTGGAATAAGGAAAATAAAATGAAAATTGAGGCAATGGATGAAGAAACAGTACAAGGCATAATACAAAAGGCCGTAGAAGATGCTGTTGACTTTATAGAGGCAGAAATAACTGAGCCAAGATTAAAGTCTCAACGTTATTACGATGGCGAGGTAGATATAGGTTACGAAGAAGGGCGTTCTAAAGTTGTTGCCACTAAATGTCGTGAAGTTGTTAAAAGTTTAAAGCCATCAATACAGCGTGTTTTTCTTAGCACCGAAAACGTAGTTGAATTTGTTCCAAGAATGCCAGAGGACGTTGAAGTTTGCGAACAAATGACAAAGTTTGCAAATTACAAGTTTATGCAAAATAACGGTTATAGATTGCTAAACGATGTTTTTCAAGATGCTATGGTAAAGAAAACAGGTATAGCGAAAGTTATGTATGAAGATGTATCTAAAAGCGAAATACACGAAGCACATAACCTAACAGATGATGAATTTACTTTTTTAACTGAACCCGATAATGTAACGGTTCTTGAACATACTAAAAACACAAGCGGTTCTATAGATGAAGAAGGCGTAGAAATAGAAACCGTCATGCACGATGTAAAATTAAGTGTAGAACAAACATCTGGTGATATTACTATCACTTCCATACCGCCAGAAGAATTTTTTGTAGATAGAAACGCTAGAAGTATTGATGATTTTTTTGTGATTGGTCATAGGTCAGATATGACTATTGGCGATTTACTAGAAATGGGTTTTGACCATGAAGAAGTACATAACTTGCAAGGTAATATGTCAACGTTTGAAGCTGAAAGCGAGTTTGAACGTAGAAATTACGCTGTAGATGAAGATGATGATGAAAGTGCCGACCCAACCAGTAAAAAGGTTGTTGTAACAGAAGCTTACATGAAAATAGATAAAGAAGGAACTGGTAAACCTTCTATGTATCGTTTTATTTTGGGCGGCTCTAGTTACAAAGTATTATCTTGTGAATTAGCAGATGAAGTACCGTTTGCAATATTTGAAGTTGACCCAGAGCCACACGCTTTTTTTGGTAGTAGTTTAGTTGACTTAGTTATGGATGACCAAGATGCGGCAACATCTATGCTTCGGGGCGTTTTAGATAATGTAGCATTAACAAATAACCCTGCTTTAGAAATTTTAGATGGTCAGGTGTCCGTAGATGATTTATTAAATAATGAAATTGGTAGAATTGTAAGAGTTAAACAATCTGGTGCAATTCGTGAACAAGTTGTTCCTTTTACGGCGGGTTCAACGCTTCCTGCATTACAATATTTTGATACATTAGTAGAAAATAAAACTGGCGTTAGTCGTGCTTCGCAAGGATTAAATGCAGATGTATTACAATCAGCAAGCGCAACAGCAATAGCGGCAACAATGCAAGGTGCGGCAGGGCAAGCCGAAGTTGTTTCAAGAAATTTAGCAGAAGGTGGTATGAAACGGTTATTTAAATTAATAGCGCATTGTATCATAAATAACTCTGATAAAGAAGAAATAATAAGATTAAATAATGAATTTGTTGAAGTAGACCCTAGAAGTTGGAACGCTGATGCAGACATGATAGTTAATGTTGGCATCGGAACAGGTCGTGAAGCTGAAAAATCTGCGGTATTACGAGAAACATTACAAATGCAAATGTCAGTGTGGCAACAATATGGACCACAAAACGGTTTAGTTACAATGACTAATGTTAGAAATACCCTAGCTGATTTATTAGGTTCGGTTGGTTTAAAAAATACAGACCGTTATTATTTACCAGTTACGTTTGAAAAAGAACAAGAATTAATAGCGGCTAAACAAGAACAAGCGCAACAGCAAGCGCAAATGATGCAACAAGGCCAACCAGACCCTAATCAAGCGTTTATTCAAGCTGAACAAATGAAAGCGCAAACAAAAGCGCAAGTTGATATGGCTAAATTGCAATTAGACGCTCAAAAAGCGGCAAGTGATAGAGATTTTAAAATGCACGAACTAGCCATGAAAGATGATTTACAGCGTGATAATATGGTTCAAGATTTAGCGGTTAAGGTTGCGGAAATATTAGGTAAATATGAAACGGCAGTTGACACGACAGCAATAAAAGCCGAACAAGATAAAGTAAGACCGCACCACAAAGAAATGATGAATGGATTACAAGAAGAAAGCTATTAGAGCCAGAAATTTATTAAATAATGAGGAATTTCTAGGCATTATGAAGGATTTGCGAGACAACCAATTATGGTTAATTGCGAATACGAGTGCGCCAGAGGTGGAAAAACGTGAGGATGCTCACGCCATTTATCGGGCGTTAAATGAAATTGAGTTTTTATTAAGGGCTGATGTAGACGCTGAAAAACTCATAGAACGAAAGGCAAGGGACGCTCATGAGCACTGAACCTAACAGTGGCAGTATAAATGATATTGCAAATTTAATATCAGAACCGCCACAAAAATTAGAAGATAATCTAAACGAAGTTGCTGAAGCTGTTATTGAGGAACCTCAGGACACTGAGACTGAAGAAATGGTTGAAGTAGCCGAAAGTGAAGATGTCGCTGACCACGAAAGCGATGATTTAGAAGAAATCGTGGATGAGGATGGGCTAGACGAGGATACAGCCGTTCCCTTTGAACTTTCTGACGATATGGAGCTAGAGTATAAAAGCGATGGCGAAATTAAGAAGGCAACCATTGGGGAGCTAAAGCGAAGTGCCGCAGGACAAGACTACATCCAAAAGGGTATGGAAGATAATGCTAGAGTTAAAAAAGAACTAGAGCAAACTACCCAATCATTGCAGGAAGACCGTCAAAAACTTAATGCAATATTACAAGCGTACGAAAATGGTGATGCTCCAAGACCGCCAGTAATGCCAAATAAGGAACTTCAACAAAGTGACCCTCTAGGTTATTTGGAACAAATGGAGCAGTATCGGCAAGACGTTGAAGCATTTAGTAAGTTTAAGGTGGAAGCCGAAGAGCAATCTAAAGCTAATGAACGTATTATGTATGAACAAGACCAACGATATGCGGCAGAACAAGCTGAAATATTGAAAAAGGAAATGCCAGAGTTAAATGACCCCGAAAAAAGTAAAAAACTTTTGGAGGATATTCAAACTGTGGCTGTTGATTATTACCAAGTTCCTGTTGAGATATTAGGCAATCTAAAACATACTTGGGAATTTAAAATTGTTCGTGATGCTGTAGCCTACCGCAAACTGCAAACTTCTAAAACTAAGGTTGTAGAAAAAACCAAAGGCGCAAGGCCAATGGTAAAAGCGGGAGCAAAAAAAACTGCTAGTGGTACAAAGGTAATAAAACAGAAAGAAGCGCGGTCAAGAATGCAAAAATCTGGGTCACTTGATGATGTGACTAATTATCTCTTGTCTTAAAGAAAGGACTTTAACATGGCCGTAACAGCCAACACAAACGAAACATACGATGTTTCTACAATTCGGGAAGACCTATCCGAAGCGATGGCTTCCATCACCCCAACAGAGACTTTACTTATGTCCTCTATTGGAACACGCAACGTTGACAACACTTACTTTGAGTGGAGTGAAGTTGACCTAGCCGCAACTGGAACAAACCGTCAAATCGAGGGTGATGTTGGAATTGCTAATACAGCACCAACTAACGCTGTTCGTAAAGGTGGCTACACACAAATTTCAGCGAAAGTCGTAGAAGTTTCTTCTACTAACCAAGCTGTAAATGGTGTTGCAAATGCACAGACAGTAGCAAAACAGGTTGCATATAAGCTTTCTGAACTTAAGAGAGACATGGAAGCCATGTTGCTATCGAACGTAGCTGCAAACGCAGGTGCATCTGGTACTGCTAGAGCAACTGCGGGTTTACCTGCATACCTTACTTCTAACGTATCTAGAGGTGGTTCAGGTGCTAACGGTACAACTTCTGGCTCTGGTGAAAGCGGTTTTGTCAATGCTGCGGCAACTGACGGTACACTTCGCCCTATAACAGAAGCACTTTTGAAAACTGTTATTGCAAGTTGTTGGAATGCAGGGGCTACACCTAAGATTGTTATGTGTGGTTCAGCGCAAAAGCAAAAAATCTCAACTTTCACTGGTAACGCAACACGTTACAAAGAAGCAGAAGATAGCAAGTTAAATGCTGCTATTGATGTTTACATCAGTGACTTTGGTGAGGTTCAGATTGTGCCTAACCGTCATATGCGTGTCAGAACAGTCTCAAGTGTAGATTATACACCTGATGTTCTTGTTATAGACCCATCATATGCTGAAGTTGCTTACTTGCAAACAGCGAAGCAAGAACCTCTTGCAAAAACTGGTTTGTCTGAGCGCAGATTAATTTCTTGTGAGTACGGCTTACAAGTTACTTCGCAAAAGGCACACGGTATCGTTGCAGATATCAACGCATCATAAAAGTAGGTGGGGCAGCAATGCCCCATCTTTATGGAGGGTATTATGAAAGTTAAAATAACAACTGACAGGCGACCTTTTGTAAATGGTGTTGCTACTAATCAAGGCGAAGAAATAGAAGTTGATGCAGAAGAAGGCGCAATTTTATTACAAGCAGGGTTTGCATTAGAAATTGGCGCATCTAAGCCAAAACGAGCAAGAACGGCAACTGGTAAACTAAAAGCCGATGACCCCTCTACCCCTGACGTTAATGAAGCATGGGAAGGTGGCAAAGCACCTAAGAAAAAGAAAGCCAAAAAATGAGTGTACAAACAAAATATCTTGATGAAGACGGTAAAATTGTAATTAACCGCAGTCAGGATATTCAACGCATTTTAGATTTTAATAAGGAGCGCAACATAGATGGGCATAACCGTAAATCAGATATGCGCCTTGCAGGGTCTATTCCATTTGTAGTTATAGAAATGTGGATGAAGGAATGTGGCGCAAAATTAGGTAGCCAAGAACTAAATGCTTACATTAAAAAGAAACTAATGTCAGGCGAGTTTAGTAAATTGGTGGCTAATGGGTATTAGATGGATTTACCCAAGGTAAATATTGCTGTTGCCGCTTCTGCGGTGGTCGCGATAGTCTCCACAGTCGGAGGAGGCATTTGGTATGCTTCTTCGCAAGCTTCAATTATTGAGGGACTAACAGAACAAGTTGAAACTCTTACAATAGAAAATAACGCTACTGACCGCACAAACTTAATTCGTGATGTAGAAGAAAACACCGAAAGAATTGACGAGATTATAGAGTATATAATCGAAGTTGAAGAGGATGGTGGCGAAACTATTGACGAAATCTATGAAGAGTTTGAGGACGTTTATGAAACGCAGGAAGGTTTTTTGCTTCAGTTCAATCAGATTATTAAACTGCAAGCTAGGATAAAGACCCTTGAAAATACAATAGAATACCTGACGAGACGTCCCATTAATTCTGATGGTATGTAAACATGGACCCAATTACAATTTTAGCGGGCATAAAAACAGGCCTCGCCGCAGGAAAATCTGTTGCAGGGTTAAGTAAACAAATTGGTCAATTCTTCGACGCAACTGATAATGCGAAAAAGCAATTACAAAAAAAAGGTGTTTCAAGTAAAAGTGTAAATGCTATAGCGATGGAACGATTCCAGAAACTTAGGCAAGCCGCTGAAGCTGAAGAAGAACTGAAAAAATTTATCTGTGAATCGCTTGGACCTTCTCATTGGAACACTTTATTGAAAATGCGTAGGGAAGTTTTAGCAGAAAAACGCGAGGCAGAGGCTAGGGCGAGGCGTGAGGCACAGGAACGTGCTGACCTAGCACTTACTGCCGTTTCTATTGTTTTGCTTCTCACGGCGGCTTGTATCGGCTCTACGGCCTATCTGCATCATATGGGTTGGCTCAACATTTGGGATTACTGGCCATGATTTATGTTTTGGTTTTTTTACATTTTATAAATACTGATAATTTAAAATTTTATCAGATAGCCACATTTTCGGATAAAGAAGAATGTCTAAGCCAAGCGGAGAAAGCAAAAATTCTAGTAACCCACAACTCCATGAAAGTTTCGTGCTTGGAGATTACGACCCAATAGTAATAGAACATGGCAAAAAATGGGCGGCATACGATAAACGTGGACGATTAATAATTTTAGGATATAATAGGCGCATATGTCAGGAGTACGCAAATGACAGAGTTCGACAAGCTAGATAAGGATAAGAACGGCAACCTTAGTAAGAAAGAGTTTCAACAACTTGAAATAGAAGACCGTAGATTAAAAATAGCTGATGCAGACGAAAAAAGGAACACGGAACGATTGCTAGTTAAGGCGTGTTGCGCGGGAATGTTGTTATACCCTTTTATTATTTTATTAGCATCTGTTCTTGGCTTTGAGGTGGCGGCAAGTCTTATAACAGATATTGCAAGCGTTTATGTTGTGGCGGCTAGTGGAGTTGTTGTTGGTTATTTTGGATTTAACAGCATAAGGGATAAAAACGCATGATAGCACAATTATTAGGTCCAGTTGCAAGTCTAGCAGGGTCTTGGCTAGATGCAAAAACAACTAAACAAGCGGCTGAAGCCAAATTAAAACTAACGGAGGCAGAAGCAAAAAGTAAAATATTGCTCTCAAAAGAAACATCGGTTGCCGATTGGGAGCGGATAATGGCGCAAGGAACTCAGAACTCATGGAAAGACGAATATCTGGTTGGTTTGTTCAGTATTCCATTAATTTTAGTGTTCACAGGTGAAAAAGGCCGTCAAATTGTTGCGGAAGGCTTTATAGCGTTGGAAAGTATGCCAGAGTGGTATCAATACACGTTAGGGGTAATCGTAGCCAGTAGTTTTGCCGTAAGGTCTGCCACAAAGTTTTTTAGAAAATAGTTATAGGAAAATTAAAATGTCTTTTAAATTATCAAGTAGGTCTTTGGGCAAGCTAGAGGGTGTTCACCCTGATATGGTTGCTACAGTACAGAAGGCCATAGAACGAACTAAAATTGACTTTGGCGTGACGTATGGCGTTCGAAGTGTCGAAGAACAACAACGGCTTTTCGATATGGGCAGAAGCCAAACAATGAAATCAAAACACTTAATGCAAGATAGCGGGTTTTCACACGCTGTTGATTTAGTGGCATATGATGGGTCGGAAGTTGTTTGGGAAATAAATGTATATGATGACATAGCTGATGCAATGGCTAGTGCGGCCAAGGAAGTAGGTTGTCGGCTTAGATGGGGCGCGGCATGGCATATAGACGATATAGGCGACTTTGAAGGCACTATGGAAGATGCTATGAATGAGTATGTAGACCTTAGAAGGTCACAAGGGCGCAGGCCGTTTATAGATGGTCCACATTTCGAATTAAGGTAAGGGGGCTAACTGCCCCCCCCCTTTTTATGCCGCCTTTTTGTAAGTGTTGGGGTTTACCTCTATGGCTTGCTCTTCGTAAAATTCTTTACTGCGCTCGTCCATATCGTCAAGAACGGTTTGCCATTCTGCATAAGTTCTAACGCTTCTTACAAACTCTTTATGGCCTAAATTGTTAGTGGTAACTATCGCCGCCACAAAAGCCATAGCGTCTTGCTCACGCTCTAAACCTTGCACAACGTAATCGTCGCCGCCTTTATACTTCCAACGGTGTAGCCCCTCTGCAAACGCTCCAGAACCTACTTCTGCGCCATCATTTTCTAAAATTTGTGTGCTAACAACATATACATTCATTTTTAAAATCCTCTTTTTTGCTTATATGTAAACTTTACACTATAAATTTGTAAGTGTAAAGAGGTTTTTTTATAATTTTTTAATTTATTTTTACCAAGGCCTTATTTTAGGTTTGGTTAATTTAGATACAACTTCGCTTACATTGCAGTGTCCAGAAGTTGCATTTAATTTATCGTAAATAGTATTTTTGTTTGTTAGAATATTCCAACAACTGTTTTCCGATAAAAACCAAACGCTAAATTGTAATTCATGTTCTGCTATTGGGTAAAATATTGTCAAAAGCGTATAATATTCCATTGTGTTTACTGCTCGTTTTTTTTATAAGAAATTAGGGGAGGCAAATGCCATTAAATCAGTTGGTGTCCATTAGTGTCGTTTAATCTCCTCCCCACGAACATCCCAAGGAACTTTTGGTAAAGTTATTCTTTGGTTTGCTACTTTTTTAGCATCTGTTTCTATAGAAGTTTTGCCGCCATATTGTTTGGCAAATCCAACGCCGAACCTAAATGCGTGAGTTCTAAGCGAGTTTGTATCTATGCCCATTGCCCTAGAGGCTTCTACTATTGTTAAGTGGCTAAATAACTCAAAAAGTTCTTTTACTTCTATAGCCTGCTTTTTTCTTAATTGCTCCCAAGGTTTCATATCCTAACTCCTTCCTCCCTTAGTTTTTTAATTAATACCGCCATAGCTTCTTTTGCTTGCCTATAGTCTTGCTTAACTGAGGGCGGTGCGTTGGGTAGTAAGGCTAGAGGTTCTAGCCTATCTATATCGCGTTTAATACTGTCTCGAGTGTCCCTATCTTCTGGTTTTATTTCCATTAGTTTTATCCTTATGCCTGAAATAAGTTTTTAAGTTCATTTTATGTGGTGTTTTTTCCCTTCTTTTTTCATACTGACACGCATGGCGCATAGTAGCGCAACCGTAGCAATCGCAGTCAGGATTTAAAAATTCATCTTCATCGTACGGATTTTCATAAGGGTTGTTATGAATTACTTTATTATTGGTTCTATCCATTCTTTGTGTCCTTTATCCATTGCATCAAGTGCATTATTAATTACCCTGTTTTCGGTAGCTATTTGTGGGTCTATAAATTCAGCCCCCATAATATCTAAGCAATGGCTATGTAATGCAGAAGCAACTGCAAAATATTGTTGTTCAGTTAATTCTATTTTTATCTTTTTACTCATTGCATCACCATGAAGCTGTCTATGTTGAGGGCGGCTATAATCATCATTATTATCATAGCCACGAAAATTATTTTATCTTGCCAATCAATCATTAGAAGCTCTCCTTCCATAAATCATAAGCCATGTCATCGCATTGCACACTTTCCAAACATAAGGCCTCATCTATTGCCATCATGTATTCGTTTTCAACAAAAGCCCTAACGTGCTTGGGTAGCTCTTTTTGCTGTTTAGTAACGTAGTTGCTCCAAAACATCTCTATGTTGTCAGGGTGGCCATCTCTGTCCACGTCAGCATAAATTTCAATTTTAAACTCGTCACCAAAGCCACCTTTGCTTCTAATTTCTACGGTTAATTCAGTTGATATATTCATTTTATAAATCCTCTTTATTGTTTATATGTAAGGTATAATATATAAAAATGTAAATGTAAATAGTTTTTTTTGTAATTATGCTATTTTTTTTGTAGGTGTCCAATACTGCTTTTTAAAGCCAAATGCGGGGTGGCCTGCCCAATACCCTTCTATCCATGTGCGCCACTGGCCTTCTCTTAAAACAGATTTAGGGTGATGTTGTTCGGCTCTTTTCCAATGGCCTTTGTTAAAATGTAGAGGCATTTTATGAAAAGTTTCATCAAAAGGTTCTCTAGCCGTCACAGGTTTATCAACGTTCCAAGAAACTCGATGCCAAGCATCTACAGCAAACCCCATGCCCCTATTTAGCCCCCTGCGCCGTTGTCGGCTGTCTGAGGGCGTGGTTTTAACAAACCGTGGCTTGTTAATCACTTTAAGAAAAGAAGCAACGTGTCGTAGCCATGTGGAGTCAGCATCCCGTGCCTCTTGTGTTTGGTTTTTAAAGGTTTCTAAATCGTGACTAAATTTAAAAACATCTATTTTGCAATCGCAATCGTCTTGGGGGCAAGCAGTTTGAAAACATTCTATTGCGCCCATTGGGTGTGGCATAGTGTTGGGGCTAAGCCAACAAGATAAAGCCACAAAGTTTTTATAAAAAAGTTCTGGGTATTCTATTTCGTCATCGTCATTGCTTTCAACATAACCAACTAAAGGTTTGTTGTTTTTTACTGCCGCCGTTTCCATAACGATGTCGCCATTTACTTTTTTAGTCATAGGCATCAATAATATTAAATTATCTTGTTTATTTTCTAAAACAGAATTTGCTTCGTGTTGCCCCCTATGGCTTACTTTACTTTCAACATCTACAAAAAGCCCTATAGCGGGTGCAGGCAAAATAGTGTCTATGGAGGGTGGTATGCTAAAGTCTGCGCCATATTCTGAAAGGCTTGCCTCGTAGGTGTATTCTGATAATCCCCTGCAATCATAATAGTGAACATTTCTAAGCATTTTGCCAATTTGTGGTACTGTTACTGAAGATGTTCCTATTTGCACCTCAGGCCAAGCATCGTAATATTTAGCTAATTGTTCAACGTATTCCATCATTTCCATAATATTTCTCCCTAAATTTATTTAATGAAGTTTGGGGGGTTTCCCCCCCTTTCTTCTTATAAAGTCTCCCATACTTTTGTATTTAGTAACTGGCCAACTGCTCTTTCTCTTTCACGAGTTACATTATGCGGCCTTTTAGTGTCTGTTGTATGGGTTGCCCAATGCGTCATGCAGTTGTAAACCGCCCATTTGTTTTGGCCTAAGTGTTTAAACTCTTGGTGTAGTTGTCCCATAAGGTTTTCTAGTTGTTTTTTGTTATGGGTTTCTTCGGTAGTTTTAGAGTTAATTTTAACTAAGCGTTTGCGAAACAGGTTTTCTACTTCTTCCTTTTCAACTTTGGTTTTCATCCAAGCTTGCCATTGTTCTTTTTGGTTCCAAAATGTTTCTACACCTAGTTTTATTTTTTGCTCTATGCCTTCTACTGAAATGCTGTTGGTGTGTCGTTGCCATATTGCGGTAACGCTGTCAGGTGTAACGCAACCATTTTTGCACCATAGTCTAAAAGCATCGGCCACTGTTTGGTATGCCCAATGTCCGTCATAAGAGTTAAAACCTTTTACTCTAAACATTACATGGTCACCAACTTCAGGCTCAGTTACAAGGTTGTTAAACTTAATATCTATTTCAAGCTTCTTACCCTGCTCGTGGCAATAAACATTAAAGTCATAATCACTTGATATATTAACAGCCTTTAGAGCGTCTTCAGTGGCTTGCACTACGTCAGCGTGTGGCAGTACCTTATAGCTTGCCTTGTGAACGTGTAGGTGTTCGCCAGTGTCTTCGCGTACCAGTAGCTTCCAACCGTCCACAGGTGTTGTCATGCCTTGTGGTATTAGTGGCAGTTCCAAAATGTTAAAATCATAATCGTTTGTAAAATCTAGCATATATATCTCCTTTATTGCTACGTCAGTTATAAATTAAAAATTTGTAAGTGTAAACTCCTTTTTTTGTAAATTATTAATTTATTTTGTAAGGGGGGCTGTTAAGCCCCTGCCTTT